GCTTGCTCATCGCCAAAGGCGTTAAGTGAGTTAGTGCTTAGAGAATCAGTCAATGTATCAATGTGTTCTCTTAGTAAAACACTTATTCCTGTGCCTTTGTCAATAGATTCACGAAGAGTTGTAAGGGTGTCAATTTGTTCTTCAATTGCACTTCTTGGAATTAGTGCGGAATCAGGGTTGAAAGGGTTTTCAACAAAGTCTGGTTTTGGTCTAGGCTCAACGCGAGGGTCAACGCGAGGGTCATCGCGAGGGTCAACGCGAGGGTCAACGCGAGGGTCAACGCGAGGGTTAGGGACTGTAACAGTGCCTAGGGCTTTGAGATAGTTATTCAAGGCGGTAAGAGCTGCAATCCAAGAATCTTCTGCTGCTTTGCCTGGGTCATCCCAAGTTGAAGAGAACACAGTTCCATTTTGAACTGTCTTGGCATAGTCAAGAACGCCTTGACGAGTTAGACCCCACTTGGCCATCAGTTTTTCTATTTCTTTGTCGTCTATTTTCTCGTCTTTAAGAGCGCGAGTGAAATCGACATACTTTTCGGCTTCTTCCTTTGTGAAACCCCACTTCATTATTAGGTTAACAATAGGGCCGTCATTAATGTCGGTTGAATTGGCTGCATATATGCGAGCAATATATTCAAGAACTTGACCAGTTGTCACGCCCCACTTTTGAGCAAGAATTAAAACTTCTTCACTGCTGACAGTTCTATCGGAAAGAACTTGTAAGAGATCGGCGTATCGTTGCGCAGCATCATTGAGTTTCATCTGCGCTTCGAGGTTTTTCATAATTGCTTCAACTCGGCGGGCTTCTTCCAAGTTGCCTTGCTTTATGAGGTTGAGTCGAGCCGCTTCAAGTTGTATTGGGTCTTTCTCAGTTGTCGGCACAACTTCAAATTGTTTTTTTAATTTTGCTAGAGCCTTCTCTGATGCAATTTGCTCTTTTGTCTTTTTAGTTACACCACCAGTTGAAACAATTAAAGCTTTGTTTTTAAGATTAGCATCAGCAGTTACCTTAGAGAGTTTGCCTAAATCTGCTAAGTGATTTTGGACAACTTGTGAGTTCTTCTGCATTGCCTCGGTGTTGTCTTCAATTGAGTCAGTCAGTTTTTCAAACGCATAGAAGGCTGTTAGCGCAGCGAGAGCGCCAAGAGCAGTTGCACCACCAGTGGCCAAAGCAGTTGCAGTTCCTGCCTTCTTTGCAAAGAATGCCTGTTTTTTGAATAGTAGAATTAAGCCTGAAATGGCGGTGTGAATTGCCATAATACCTGTCAAGATTTTAACGCCAACAAACATTCCAAAAAGCAGAGAACCTAGGGCTTGAATCACGCCAAGATTGTTTGAAATAGTCTTGAACATTTTGCCTAAAGCAATCGTAGCTTTGATTGCAAAATCAATTACATCGCCAAGGGTTTGCGCAATCTGATCTTTATTGTTGGCAATAAATTGTTCAAATACAGGCAAGATTTGTGATTGAAAAACGGCTGCTAATTCTTCTAAAACAGGAATTAAGGCATAACCAAGCGTTTCAAGGGTTTTATCAAATGAAATACGAATGGCAGTCATTCGCCCTTCAAAAGTGCCTGCGCGGGTTGATGCGGCTCCTGCAAAGGTCTTTCCTAATTCTTTTAAGGCAGCATCAAGGTCTTTCGATTTCTTTATGTCGGCAGATAGAGGAACGCCTAATTTTGTTAAAGCGCCAAAATTTCCGCCTATTGCTCTTGAAAGACTTTGAGAAACAGTTTGTAAATCTAGGCTGTTGCCAGCCGCAATATCTAAAGCTAGATTTTGAAGCGATTGGGCAGTTGTGACATCTCTTGTCGCGTTTAACAAAGTTGCTAAACTAGGTCTAAGCTCATCATCTGTGACTGCAACTGCTCTTTGTTGCGCCGAAATATAACCTTCAACTGAAGCAATTGTGGCTGCATTTGCGCCTGTGGTATTGCGAAGGGCATTGGCAAGAAGTGCCTGTGACTTCTGATTCGCAATTGCTGATTCAACGGCATCCTTGCCGATTTTGATAGCAAGACCTGCGGCTGCGGAAGTTGCAACTCCAAAGGCTATGGCAATCTTCTTGCTGGCATTAACGAAAGTTGTTTCTAGTTTTGCTAAGTCCTTGAGCGCCTTTTTGGAGCCTTTGTCATTATAGACAGTGACAATGCGTTCAATCAATGTCATTTGTCGCTCTCCTTTTTAGGCGGTCTATTTAGGCGTTCCTGCGCTTTTGCTTCAGCATCCTTAATTGCTTCAAAGATAGCACGCTGCGCAGATTTCTTGTTGTAATCCACTGCCTTGATAAGAGCACGACCTTTATCATTGCCTAACTGTTTTGAAGTTGGAAGAACTCCATAATACTTTTCTAAGGTTTTGATGAAATCTTGAGAGGCAGTCGGATTAGTTGAGCGAGAACCGCGAGTGCGAGCGCGACTTGCTTTGCTTCCGCGACCAGCAGTTTCAAAGATTGCACCTGCGGCATCTCTTTGCACGATGCCATAGGAATTGCGAAAGCCTGTGCTGTTTTTCTTGCTTGTTGGCGAGGTAGATTTAATTCCCATTTTTGCCTTAGCTGCATCATAAGGAACAAAACTTCCTCGCCCTTCGCCTTGTTGTAGTGGGCCAATCAGACCTGCATTTTTGTTTGCTCTTGCCCATCCTGAAGGATGGATGTCGTAGGGAATATAATCGCGGGCTTGACTGACAATGACTAACAAAACTCTTTTCACTTTACGATCTAAGGCGCGCTTCAAATCAGGATTGAATTGCTCAAGCGCGGCGATGCTTTTGCTCAATCCTTGAATGCTAACTTTGTAATTAGGTGATTGCATTATCTGCTCCGCGCCTTTGCTCGTTCCTTCACATACACAAACATTGCCTCAAGAATGCCATCAGGTGCATCAAGTAATGCCACCGGCGAGATGCCCGACTCCACAGAAAGAGCTGCTATTGAATAAGTCAGGCTATCTCTGTGGATTCGGAAGAAGGGTCGGTCACCAGCGTGACTTCTTCAAGAGTGTCAAGGAAGTCATTGCCGAAAGGTTTGACAACGCGACCATTGTGCTTCATCGCAGACCAAGCCAAGAAATAGATGTGTTCTAGTTTCTGCTCTTCTGCAATTAACTTGGCCAAGCCCTTGCCATACTTCTGCTCAAACTCCACAATGACTCTTGGTCGAAGTGAATAAGTTGCATCAACCTCATCGGTTGTGACAACTCTTATTTTTAATCCATCCATTTTTTCCCCCTAGTAGATTTAACTCATTGATTTCGTGATTTCGCCTGAAATTGGCCAAGTCACGCTCGCAGTGGCTAGTGATCCGACAGACCCGTTGAGAGGTGTCCATTCGGCAACAAGCACTGAGAAATTGTATTTCGGATTTGTTGCGCTAACACTTGTGTTGACAGGTCGAACTTCACAGGCAACAGCAGTGCCGAGCAACGGAAAGATTGTTGCCTCAACTGACCCTGATGCGTAGTCCTGGAGAAATTCAAACGAAACTGAATTATCGGCAAGGCCGGCAATCCTGCGTTTCGCAGTATCACCAAAACTCGTCACATCAATAATGTCATAAGCGGTGCTTAAAGTGACACTTGAAATCGATGACGATAAGTCAGTCGATGCAAATGTCACCAAGGCATTATTGAGAACAAGTTTCGGCATATTAGGCGATAGCTTTTGTGATTGCTCCGCTTACAGGCCAAGTCACAGAAGCAGTTGCAAGTTCTCCAACGGCTCCGTTGAGTGGTGTCCACTCTGAAACAAGGCAGGAAACAGTGTAGAGAGGATTGGTCGCTGTTGTTGCTCCGCTTACAGGCTTGACAGTGACAGTTGTGACTGTTCCTAGAAGTGGGAAGATTGTTGCCTCAACTTCTCCTGAAGCGTAGTCTTGGTGAAATTCCAACGAAATGGAATTATCTGCAAGACCGCCGATGCGTGTGCGAGCTGCGGTGCTTGAAAATGCTGTTGTTTCTACGACATCAAATGATGAATTGAGCGTGATTGAACTAACCGAGTCAGACAAATCAACTGCATTGACTGTGACAACGGCATTGGTGAGAACGATTTTTGCCATTAGATTTTGGCTCCTTCTTGTGCTGGTTTGATTATTGGTTGACTTGCTTGACTTGCTTGTATGTGGCCACTTGCAATGAGAGCATCAATGTTTGCGCCTGCATCTTCTAACTCTTTCAAGGTAAGAACCTCACCTTGTTTTTTCCCACAGACCTCGCGGCCTGAGATGACCTTGTAAGCCATTAGTTTCTCCTTATCCCCAAATCGTGAGTCTGTATCGGTAAGAGAGAAATGACACTCCCTGTGAGTCATAAGTGCCTGCTTCGGCTCCTGTGACACGCAAGGTGTTCACTGCTCCTGACAAAGTGCGATCACTTTCAAGCGCCGTCTTGATAGAGCCAGTGCCACTTCCTGCAAGGAAAGCATCCAACTTGTCTTGTCCTGAGCGTTCTGAAAAGCGTTGCACAATCACAAGAACATCAACTTGCGCTTGGTCTAAACCACGGGCGTTGTCGATGTCGAATGTGAAATCTAATTGACCTACAACTGCGGCAGGCGGAGTCACAGTGTCAGGAATCAAGTCATAAACCCGAAGCCCTGTGATGGTTTGAAGATTAGTTTTAAGACCATCTCGAACTTGACTTGGATTCATACTGCCAAACCATTGTTTCTCTTCATAGGGCGAAGGAAGGCTTCTACATCAGGGTCAAGCCTTGATGAGAGTCTGACAGTTCCAAGTTCAGGAGTTCCTGCGATTCCAAAGGGTGATTGCTTGCGAACGAATATGCGAGAGCTTTGAATGATGCAGGCTTGCTCAACTTCGGAAGGAACAGCAGGCCAACCCCAAACGCCTGTTATCTTGCAGGCTTGAGGTAGATAGTAAGGCCAAACATAACGCCCTGTTGCAAGAAGTCTTGTGTAAGGCCAACCGCGCCGAGGGTTATTGATAGGCTCAACCATAAAGTCAGAAGTTGCCCAAACAGTTGACCAAGTTTGATTGAAATTGTCATCAGTTGCAATTGCGCTGATTGAAACATAATCATCAACAGCAAGGCTCCAAGGATCAAGCGGAGTGTAATAGCGAATGATTGGGGAGTTCACAGTTCCATTCGCATAGAAGAAGCGACCTGTAAAGTCATCAATCATTCTGCTTGTAGAAGTTATAGCAAGCTCAAGCAGAGCATCATCGCTTGTGTCAGTTATTGTCAGAGATGATTTGAGTTGTGCGAGAGTCGCGTATCCGTTGGTTATTGCCACTAGATTTCCTCTTCTTCGGTTTCAATTGAATTGCTCGTTCTAGCTTAGGCAGAGCCATTGCCGTTTCTTTGCGCTTTAATCTCGCCATAATTCGTGGTGTTCTTCCTTGAGCCAAAAAGACTTTGAGTGTGGAAGTATTGCTGCGGTGTTCACATAAATTGGGAAACCGAGCGATTTGATTCGGCGGCAGAAGAGCAAGTCTTCTCCAATCCATTCGCCCTTGATAGGGCCATCCCAAAACCAACACCAATCCTTGCCTTGATTTGGGTCTGATGCTTCCCTCATAGCTTCAAGAACGCTTCTGTGAATCATCAGGCAACCTGTGCCTGCTGCATCAATCTCAAAGACTGCGTTCTTGTCATACTTGTAAAGAGGGAGAAATCCATTTTCTGTGTCTTGAAATATCGCGGGAACAGGTTTGGGATAGGGCTTGCCTACAACTCCAAAGCCTGCAAAAACTAGACCTGCAACCACAGGTCGCTCTTTGTCGTGCGCGGTTTCGCATAATCGGTCAAAGGTAAGAACATCAAGTTGCTCATCTGAGTCAATCATCAAGAGCCAATCTGAGTCAGTTGAATCTAGGAAGTGCTTGACGACACGATTGCGTTGCTTGGAAAGTAGGCCTGAACCTTTGATTCTAACAAAGGGGCCAAGTTTATTTGAGCGCGCTGATGCTAATTGAATGAGATGATAGGCGAATCCGCCATTGACCATCCCTGGATCGCAAGACCCGATTGAAACTTTGTGACCTGTTTTCATTCATTCCCCCGAATCGTTTAGAAGTGTAAGAGTGTCCAAGTCGGGGGCCTTGAACACTCTTACACAATTTAGTTTTCTTCTAGTGATTAGAAGCTAGGTGCTGCCAAGCCTGTTCCCGAAATAATCGAGTTGGCTAGTGGATAGCGACCTGCGGTAAAGGCTGCGTAGCCATAAACCACTGTCTTGATTGTTAGGTTTCCTGCACCTGTTGCATCATAGCGAAGGGTGAATGGAGAACCGCCTTGTTCCCACAGATGGCACTCAGGAGCAGTCACAACATAGATTTCATCTTGGTTTGTGGTTGTTCCATAAGTTGTTCCAATGCTGGCATCTGTGATGATAGGAAGACCCATCATCTGATAGCCAGAGTTGCCATAAAGAGATTGACCTGCGCCTGAACCCATTGCATTTGTTGGGCCGCTTGCGGCAGGAACTACGAGTGGGCGATTTGAAGAATCAACAGAAGCTAACAAGAAAGCCAATCTTCTTGGATGAACCACGAAATGAGTTGGATTTGTGAAAGCATTTGTCTGAATCTGCTGAATTGCATCAGCAAGTTTTGGATATAGAAGAGCAGCCGTTGGAGCGGTTGAGGTGAAGGTAACTGCGTTTCCGCCTGCGTTACGAAGTCCAACAATTGTTCCTGCTGTTCCTGCGCCATTTAGAATCTGTGAATCTAGTGTGGTGTGCCAAGAACGGATAAGGTCTTGAGCAACGAATTGGTCAATTCCTG